AATAGCGCGACAGCGCAAGCATGCACAGCATTTGGTCAAAACAACAGCGTAAGTTCGCCATTTTCAACCAATGGATGGGGATTTGCGGTTGGCGTTTATAATAACTGTAATTCAGACAGATATCCTTTCTCAATAGGTGGTTTTAATGAATCTACAACCAGATTTTGCGGTAGCATTGGGCAATACGCGCAATCAAACCGACTTGGAATGATTTCGTTTGCAAACGGAAGGTTCGCCGCAACCGGCGATGCCCAACGCGCCCGCTTCGTCATGCGCAACAAAACGACGAACGACACCGCCACCGAGCTTTTCCTCAACGGCTCAAGCGTCCGCCTCAACATCCCCAGCGGGAAAATCTTTGCCTTCACGATCAATATCTCTGGCGTAAAATCGGACGGCACCGCAGTCGCCCACTACCTGCGCCAGTATTGCCTGAAGAACGTCGCAGGCACAACCAGCGAAGTCTACGCGCCCGTGACTATCGGCACCGATAATGCCGCAGGAACAAGTATCGCATTGAGCGCAGACGACACGAACGACGCACTCAAGGTCGAAGTAACAGGCATCGCCGCCGAGACATGGCGCTGGGTTGCCTCGGTGGATGCAGTCGAAATCGAATTTGGAACATAAGCTATGAAAACATACGGAGTCATATTCGCAGATGGAACCAAGGAACTGATCAGCATCGTGCTGGATGAGAACGACGAGCCACGCATGGATACGCTGGCACCCTATCCCACGCCGGAAGACTGGGTGGAGCCACAGATCATCCCGCTGGTCAAACTACCAAAGCCCGCCGAAGGAGAGTGGACACCGAAGGTCGTCTGGTTCTCTGATCGCGTGGAGCGTCAATGGGAAGCAGTATGAGCCTAGCCTGCACAGGAGACAAGAACTGGGACACGCTGAACTACGAGCGGTATCTTACTATCGCCACGGCTATCGGCAACGATAATCCGTATAGCTTCGCGTGCTTCTCTGTGCTGAACGAGGCCCAGCAGAATCTGCTGATCAGCCAAACGATTGCGGCAGGATTCACCGGACCATACGCCACCGCCTTGCGCGGGCAGGCAAGCCGGATCACGGATGACACCATCGACATTGGCTCACAGGGCGTCTACCAACCAACTGGGCTGGTCGCAAATTTCGACACCCCCATGGCGGTAGGGATGAGCTTGGGAACCACAGATCAATTCGCGCTCAAGAATACAAGCGGCTCCACACGGGTCTTCCGCTTCTACGCAAGCTATGATGGCACGGCAGGGAACAACCAGATGCTTGGCATCAAGCTCGCAAAGAACGGAGTCTTGATTGACGAGACCGAGTGCCGCGCCTTCACCGGAAGCAACATCCAAGAAGGCAAGAACGTCACAAGCTGGCTCATCGAGATGGATGATGATGATGAGGTAGCAGTCTGGGTTGCAAACCATTCCGGCACGAATGATATTGTAATGAAGAGAGGAAGAATCCTCGCAACATCAGTAGACCAATGAGCGACCACCCTACCATGACAGGAATTATCGGAACCGCGACTAGCATCTCGGGGGTGTTGGTCTCCCTCCTCCCCCATATTGAAACAGGATTACGAATCTCGGGCGCAATCGTCGGCTTGGTGGCTGGCGTCTTGACATGCGTCTATATGTGGAAGAAGATACAGAACCTATGAAAATCGTAGACTACATCCTCAAGCGACTGAAAGAGAAATCAACGTGGGCTGGTATCACGACGATCTTGGCCCTTGTCGGGCTGAAGTTGGACCCCGATCAATTTGCCGCGATCAGCACGGCGGTCATCGGAATCATCGGGGCCATTGAAGTCTTTCGTCGGGAGAAGAAATGAACCATCGGGCACTCATTGCTCTGACAGCTTTATGCATGTTGGTAATCTTATTGCTAACTGGCTGCGAAACCTTGCGTTTTGGAATAGCGACAGACTTCGGGACATTCAGCTACGAAATCCCGACGAAGACGCTCCGAGACAAGTGAAGCCCAGTTATAAAGAAGTTATCCGCTCCACCCCTAACTTTTCCAAGGGGCGAGCGATAACTCCGAAGGCAGTGGTCCTCCACCATACTGCCGGTAGCTACGCAGGATCGGTATCGTGGTGCCTCAACCCAAAGAGCAGGGTGAGCTACCATTGTATCATTAAACGAGACGGAGAGCGCACAATCCTAGCAGAAGACAACAAGAGGACATGGCACGCGGGGAAGAGTAAGTGGAAGGGAAGGAACGACCTGAATAGCTGGAGCCTTGGGTTGGCATTTGAGGGGGATACCTACGAGGAACCACTCTCCAAGGCAATGATTGAATCCGCCATCGAGTATCTTCTCCCCAGAATGAAGAAACTATCGTTGACGATAAAGGATGTCACCGATCACCGCACGGTCAGTCCCGGCAGGAAGAATGACTTGAAACTGTCGGAATATGACAGATTCGTGCAAGAACTAAGAAAACATATATGAGCAAATGGCAATTCCGCGAAGCTAGTAGGAATGTGCATATCTTCGATGTGAACCTATCCAAGGTGGGGGATGAGCAATGGTTCCTACTCCAAAGCGATGTGCATTGGGACAACCCGCATTGCGATAGGAAGAAGCTCAAGAAGCACCTTGATCTGGCACTAAAGAGGAATGCCCCCGTGCTGGACTTCGGCGATTTCTTCTGTGCCATGCAGGGGAAGTATGACAAGAGGAGCAGTAAGAATGACATCCGGCCCGAACACCAGAACGGGAACTATCTGGATAGCTTGGTGAATACCGCGCATGATTATCTTAAAACTTATGCTAAACTCCTCACGTTGAGAGGTAACGGGAATCACGAATCTGCCATCAACAAGAATCACGAAACCGATCTCAATGAACGACTTGCAGAAAGATTGAGGGCAAGTGGAAGCCCTGCACGCAGGGGCGGCTACTCTGGCTACGTCCGCATCCAAGTGAGCGACAAATACCGCCAGCATGGATCAATCGTGCTGTGGTATTTCCACGGTAGCGGAGGAGGCGGCCCAGTCACCCGAGGCGTGATCCAAACCAATAGGCAAGCAGTCTACGTCTCGGATGCTGACATTGTTTGCACGGGCCATGTCCACGAAAGCTGGCAGGTCGCCGTCGAGAGGATCAAGCTCAACCACAAGAACAAGGTCGAGATCAAGCGGCAGTCCCATGTAAAGATCGCAGGCTACAAGGAAGAATATGGAGATGGATATGGGGGATGGCACATCGAGACAGGCAAGCCGCCGAAGCCCACGGGAGCATGGTGGCTACGGCTATACATACCGGAATATGGTAAGCTGAAAAAATCGGGACCGGAATATGAACTATTTGAGGCAAGATAAAATTTGCAATAGACAAATGAACCGCTATCGTTGACGATAAATACTACTATGGGAAACTGCTCCTCCACATCGAACTGCAATCCTTGCGGACCAAACTATTCCGCGATCAACCAGCTTGCCACCAAAGCAGGAGCCTACGCCCGCCAAGCCAATAGCTACTCGGTGGACGCACAGAACGCTTGGCTTGAGTTTAACGCCCTCTACCTCGGAGCATTCGCAGTAGCGCCCACAGTAGACAATGAAGGTGATCCGCTTCAAGTGGGAGCGTTGTATTGGAATAGTGTAAGCAGCGAGTTGTTCGCTTGGAATGGGACAGTATGGGTTGCAACCAACTTCAACGAGTTCACACCATTCTTGGCCACAGGAACCACCACGCCACGCAACCTTGTTACTCGGGAAGCTGATGTGGTCAATGTGAAGGACTTCGGCGCGGTCGGTGATGGTATCGTTGACGATACTGGCGCGATTCAGGCGGCTGCCAATACCGGAAAGAATGTCTATTTCCCATCTGGAAAATATTTAATCACAAGCACTATTACAATATCAACAAGAGGTCAGAAATTTTTTGGCGATACAAACATTGATGCAAGCACCGAAGCAACGATTGCAGGAACAATACCAACAGGATCAGTTATTCTTTGTAATTTAATAAATGCAACATCGTTTTTGGTTACACTTTCTCAAGTCCAATTTTGTGGAATTTCATTTTACGGATATACTAAAAGCAACAATAATAAATGTATTGTTTTTCAAATGAACGTTCCTTATGGAACTGAAAATTTCGATGGATACATAGATGGATGTCTTTTTCAAGAATTTGATGTTTGCGTTGAGTGCTATGGCAGGGCTATTACAGCAAAAAACAATATTTTCGTTGGATCAAATACTGGAATTGTTTTAGACTGGCCCTCAGTTGGAGCATCAACAAGCCCTCCATCACCGAGTAGTTTTGTTCCGCCATTAGGAAATAGGTCTTGCAGAATTACATCAAATAGATTTCACGCTATTGCAACACAAGCAATACTTTCTCAAAATACATCAGGGAATCCATCTGCATATTTAAGGTCTGCATTAATATCAGACAACATGGTTGATGTTGGGAATGGTGCAATATTCAAGGCAACTGGAGGGGTATATGGAACAATTTTCAATAATAACACAAGAGGATTTGGGAATATATCTCCATTTATTTTTGATGGAGGAATTATTGAAAATGTATCATTCACATCAAATTATCTTGGTGGAGTAAATGGGAGCTTAACGGACAGTCCATTTGCTGGTATTCAGTTTGTAAATTGCTCAACAATAAAAGACATAAGCATTAACGAAAATGTTTTTGCTGATATTGATGGGTATTGTTTAACATTCCAAGGTTCTGGAACCAATATATCTACAGTTTCATTCTCAAATAATGTTTGTTCAAACATTGGGCAAGATGGTCTATCTACAAGATCAATCATTTCTACAGATTTTGATATAGATGGATTTGTATTTTGCGGAAATATTGCAAAAACCTTTGCTCCGCCAACAATAATTAGATTTTCTTCTTCTTCATATACATTAAGCAATGCAAGAATATTTAATAACATTGTAGACACAAGCAAGCTATTTATAAGCGGAGTTACATACGGATCAAATGTATCTATAGAAAATGGCAACGGAAATTTTGGATTAAATACAAATCCATCGACAAATGTCACAATAAATGGGACAACATCCTTGCCAATAAACGCCAGAAGGGATGGGTCTTCAGCTGCTGTCGGAATTAGATATGTTAATTCGTTAGGCGATATAGATATTTTTGCTGAACCTAGCGGGGCGCAATCTGGATCATTTACACCGGGATCAGACAATCTAGTTGATCTTGGTTCAGCAGCATTCTCATGGAAAGACTTGTTCTACGATGGAGCAGTCAATCCGTCTGACGATAGGCTTAAAACATATCTTACTATTGAAGATGCCGAAAAAGCGGCTGCATTGGAAATCAAAGCCAACATCAGAAAGTTCAAATTCAATAGTGCAATTGCAAAGAAGGGTGATGGGGCGCGAATCCATTGGGGTGTATCTGCCCAGCAGGTAGCAGACATCATGCGCTCACACGGGTTAGACCCAGACAGATATAGCTTCTATTGCTATGATGAATGGGATGAGATTCCAGAAGAGGTAGATTCTGATGGCAATGTTATCAGAGAAAAGGTTCCCGCTGGAAATAAATATGGAATCAAATACACGGAACTTATCGCATTTATTTTAGGAGCAATATGAAAAACTTTGAAGATTGGTATTCAGTTACAGGATGGAAATATTGCAAGAACAAGGAAATCGCGTATAAGATTTGGGTTTCAATTAAGCTCCAATAATGCCAACAGAAGGATCAGTATTTGATAATTATGAAACTAGAATTCAACGAACAGCAATTGGCGGTCCTTAACGCAGCCCTTGTGGAACTTCCATTCCGCGTGGCAGCGCCGGTCATCCAGCATATCAACAACCAAATCGCGGAGCAACGCGCATTAGAGTTTGACGCTCGCCGCGAAACAGCCGAGAATCACCCACAAGTATGAGTAATTGTATCCCATGCCCGCCTTGCGAAGGCGACGAACCGCTCGTCTGCGAGCCATACGGAACCGTAACCACAGGCAACCGCATTCTGGTGGAAGACGATGCGTTCTGCACGAAGACGCTGACCAACCCGTCTGTTCCAGCAACATTGGTGTGGGACAATGGGATCAAGTGGGAAACGCCGGGGACCGTAGGGTTCGATGAGTTTACTGATTACACCGCCACAGGAACAACCGAAGCTAGGAATCTTGTAACGAGGTCATCCGACTATATCAATGTGCTGGATTTCGGGGCAGACCAAACCGGGACCGCAGATAGTTCCCCCGCCTTCCAAGCGGCAGTCAACGCTTGCGGGACATCTGGGGTTGTTAATATTCCGAGAGGCATATATCGCTTGAATTCAAATGTGTCGTCCGGCTCAAAAGCAATATCATTCAACATTGATGCTGATGTGACCTTTACTGGCGGAGGTCAAATTTTGGACCCGGCGCTATATGGATACTTCTACAATGGGAATATCCAAGACAGTCCGACATCGCGCATTGTTGGAACGAGTTCCTCCCCAGTAAATAATTCCGCAGCCTCTGCGGCATTCACGAAGCATTCCAGCCTTGGGGCATCCGGCACATTCCAAAACCCGGCATTGTTTGCGGTTGGATACAAATACAGCACGGCAGTCACATCCCGCGTGCAGGGAATCTACGCAGAGGCAATTGACAAGGCTGGTGCATTTGGAACCTTTGTCGAGGGCGGAAGGTTCTCTGGAATCGTTGACTCTGGATACAATAATAGGGGAGACGCCTATGGAATTATTGCGTATGCCCAAGCTGGAACCTCTCCGGCAGATACGCCTAATGGTTCTTACTGCGTTGCGGCGGAGGGTGAAATTCAATGGTGGCACCAAACCCCAAGGCCAGCGATTAGGAGCCTAAACCCAAATAATTTCTCAAGTGCCTTTGTTGCAACCAACAGGACTATTGGAAGCACAGAGGGTGACGCAGCGTTCATGGTCAATCCATTCACGGATGTTGGGTGGAAGGGCGGCTTTATCGTTCCCGATAGCGTGGGGGCGGCTCAAGTGACCGATGCAGCTTTCGGATGCTACCAGCAAAATATTGCTTACGGGTTGGACTTGGCGCAGGGATCGTATTCATTCGCCGCCATCTCGATTCCAAACAATACCGCGATCCGCGCATACAACGCCGCCGGGACATCGGAAGAAAACATTCTTACACTCAATGGGATTGATGTTCTGTCGGTTGGCATTGATACGAATGTTGCCCATGTCCAAACTAAAAACCTATTACCATCCGCCGGGAACACATGGTTGCTTGGATCAAATCCAGCCCCATGGCAGAACATCTATTCAAACAACCCGCTCAATGTGGTGTCGGATGCAAGGCTGAAGAAAGACATTGAGGACTGCGATCTCGGATTGGACTTCATCAAGGAACTTCGCCCGGTCAGCTACAAGTTCATTGAGGGCAGTAAGAATGCCGTCAAGTTTGAGAACGGTGAAGTTACTGAAACCGAATCCATTCCCGGCGTCCGCACGCATTATGGCTTGCTTGCTCAAGATGTGAGGGATGTTCTCGGTAAGTTCAACTTGGATGGCAATAGCTTTGCTGGATGGAACTTGGCAGACAAGGATGATCCGGAGAGCGCCCAGTCGTTGCGCTACGAGTCTTTTATCTCGCCAATTATCAAAGCGATCAAAGAGATTGCACAGAAGGTTGAGGAAATTGAATCCAAACTTAACTAATTATGTCTTGCTGCAAAACATACGATCCCTGCCTTGATGGCAAGCTGAACCAAATCGGAAGCTACGCCTCTGCCGCTAGACAGAGCGCAACAAGTGCCGCAGCAAGCGAGGCCGCTGCGGATGCTGACGCCGCCGCCGCCGCAGCCAGCGCAACCCAAACAAACAACTACCTAACGCAAGTAACAAACATCTTTGAGAACTTTGACGAGCGTTATCTTGGATCGAAAAGCGTTCCGCCTACGGTAGACAATCAAGGAAACCCCCTACAAGAAGGGGCGATGTATTGGAACTCGGTAAGCAATGGGTTGTTTATTTGGGACGGATCGGTGTGGGTGGCTCTGCCTACTGGATTTGATGAGTTCACAAACTTCCTTGCAACTGGAACTACGTTCGCCCGCAACCTTGTTACTCGGGAAGCTGATGTAGTGAATGTAAGGGACTTCGGCGCGGTCGGTGATGGCGTTACGGATGATACTGCCGCGATTCAAGCGGCGATTATTACATCTGATTTTATTTTTATTCCAAAAGGAATTTATTTTATTAACACAAATCTAACAATACCACAAAATGTAACATTTGAATTTGTTAATGGAGCAAAGTTTCTTTTAGGTGCTGGAAAAACAATCACATGGAATGGAGGAATTATTGCTGGTGATTACCAAGAGATTTTTTCTGGAGATTTGATTCAATCATCATTTATTCCAAATTCAGTAATTCCATATACATTCGGAATACAAGGGAATCCTAAAATAAAATATAGCACACCATTTTGGTTTGGAGCAAAAGCAGATTACGATCCAATTTCTAATATTGGAACTGATGACAGAATTGCTATTGTTTGCGCTCAATACTTTGGGAAAACAACATATTTCCCATCTGGATCATATAAAATAGTAGGGAATATAAATGAAAAAAGGTCTAACACATATATGTATGGTGCAGGTGCATCATCTAAAATTTACCAAAGAGATACAGGCCCATCAGGAACTGGAGCATTGATTAATATTGGAGGTAACAATGGTGGCGTTGGTATTGAATATGCAATCATTGAAAATATATGGGCAGACTGCGATCAGTTAACGAATGAAAACATGATTGGCATTGGTTCTGACGCAATTGGATTCGCCCGAAAATGTAAAGTTGATATTACAGGAGGAAATTCTGGTAGAGCAGCGGCAACAATGCAGGGGAATGTAACGGAATGTTATATTAATCTTATTGCAGAAGACGCTGTTACAGAACTTTCAGCATCAGGAAGATATGCGGCATCAATCGAAAGCACATTTGGAACTCCAAGCACCATAAGAAGCAATAAAATAGATATTGTTATTAATTCATCAGTTCAAAATGGTGCTACAATTTATGATGCTGAAGATTGTGAAATAAACTTCTTATGTAAAAATATTATTGGTGATCCAGCTATAGGAGAAGGAACACTTGTAAGATTAAGGGGTATTGGTAGAGGCAATAAAATAAACGCTATTGCTGAAGAAATTAATAACAGATTAATTTCATCTGAGGCAACTCATGTTGATTTTATTGTAAATGCACAATGTAAAATTGTAAAGTCAGATTTATCTTCAGTTGTTTATCCGTATCAAATCAATGGAATTAATGGGAAAGTAAATATAATTATTCAAGATCATCAAGATGATGGTTCGGGAGAAATTAATGGGACTGGAATTGAAGCAAATATATCAATTAAAGCTAATTCTAATACAACACTTGCTCCTATTGATATAACTGGAGATTATTGCGAAGTTAGACCGAATGTAGAGGGAACATCTTGCACAAATGGAGTTATTCTTGTTCGAGGAAATGGCAACAAAGTAATTGGTGGATATGTAAAAAGAGGAACAGGATTAAAAGGAGTAAGAATTTTAGGAACAGATTCCCAATGTATTGGAACAACTGTATTGGGCGATGGAATTGAAGCTATCAGAGTTGAATCTTCTGCTGTTCGCCCTATCGTCACAAGCAATTCTCTTATAGGCTCATCTCCAACAATAGTGACAATTTTTTCTGGCTCATCTTCTGGATGTATTGCAAACAATACAAATGATACAGGAACATCTACTGGAAAAATGATTAGAATTGGAAATTACGCATTATGGACTGATGCGACTGGAGATTTAAGAATTATCAATGGAACTCCAACATCAGACACAGATGGAACTGTTGTAGGGACGCAATCATAATAAATGCCAACAGAAGGATCAGTATTTGATGGATTTACTAGTATCGTAGCACAAGACGCCGATACTCATCCTTCTTATCTGCCAGAGTTCTATGTAGCCGAGTCGGTGAATCGGACCTTTAGGGGAGGAGTAAACCGCACTAGACCAGCTATTAGGTGGCTGGAGCTTTACCCCGGCGAGGAAGAATCACCGACTATCGTTGACGATATTCAGAACGGGAACTTCCAAGGGAGCTACCCGTATCGTGCTACCAACTACGAGACGAGCGACGGGCTACTCTTGTCGGTGTCCGGCGTGATCTACTTCATCCGCATCGTGAACAATGTCGGGTATTGCTACGAGATACCAAGGGACAATACCACATTCACTACTTGGAACGACCCAAGCCTAATGCACACATGGTTCGTGCAGGCCGAGGATCGGGTCTACATCCAGAACGGGTATCAGGCGGCTATTGCATGGGATGGGAATATCAATAGCCCAGCGAAGAGGCTGAACCCATTCTTGCAGCAGATGCCGATTGGCACGCTGATGGAGTATGCCTTCGGGCGGGTCTTCGTGAGCGACCGATTCAACCAAATCTACGCATCGGACATCATCTTCGGCAACGGTTTTACCGATACGAGCAACACCGAGAACTTCACGGAGATTACCTACTGGGCAGAAGGTGGAGCATTCGCCACTCCAAGCACGATGGGGAACATCACGGCAATGAAAGTGATGCCATACATCGGCGGCAACCTGCGCGGGCAGGGAGAGCTTGTGGTCCTCACAGAGAACGGAGCCTTCTCGATGGATGTGGGCCTTCCCCGCTCAGTCTGGAACAGCCAACAGGTTCAGCGCATCTCGCTGCTGGGTCGGGGCTGCACCTCTCCATATGTGGCATTAGCGAATAGTGAATTGTGGTTCCGCTCCCACGATGGTTGGGCATTCTACTCCAACAGCCAATCCGAGTTCGGGCGATACTTCTCCATGAGGAAGCTCTCTAGGGAGGTGAATAAATGGGTTGGCAGAGACACGCCTTGGCTGCGTCAGTTTGCAAGCACAATGTTCTTCGACAACTATCTGATCAGCACAGTAGCCCCAGAGACGCAGAGAACCGACGCCCCCGGCTTGAACCGCTACCACAGGGGTATGGTTGTGCTGGACCTAGACAACTCCTCTAGCCCCGCGCCGGATGCGAACCTCTCTTTCCGCTGGAATGGGGTGTGGTCAGGCGTCCGACCCACTCAATGTCTCGCCGCCCAGATCAACAGCGATAAGAGGGGATTCATCTGGAGCTTCGATCAAGACGCCAAGAATAGGCTCTACGAGATCACCACAAACAACCAAGACGATTACGGTCCCACGGGAACCTCGCCGATCAAGAGCTTCTTCATCTCTGGCAGGTATGACTTCAACCGCAGCGGGGCTACCAACAAGTTCCAAAGGAAGAAGCTGACCGGAGGAGAGATGTGGATGAGTGAGATACCCGGCACGGTGGGTAGCCAAGTCGAGTATCGGAGCGATTCGTATCCTTGCTGGTCGGAGCTAAAGGTTCCAACAGAATACGGATGCAATCCCTGTGTCCCGCAGGTGGAATCATGCACCCCGCTCCGTAGTGGTAATCGCTACAAACGCTACAAGTTCACCACCCCAAATCCCCAAGAGTGCAATGATATCGCAGGAATCCCATCGGTGGAGGGAAGCGAGTTCCAACTGAAGGTAAACTTGGAAGGAACCGCCACAGTAGATCGGGTGAGGATCATGGCGAACATCAAGGATGGGGCCATGAATACGGTGGGTGACTGCCCCGAAGATGATGAAGAGTGCAGCAAATTTCTCTGTTGCCAAGAAAGATATTACGATTATTCTATAACTTAAATGGACAATCAGCAAAGCAGTCCTCAAATTATCTTTCCCAATGTCCCAAGCGACTTCTGTCCTACTGGGGATTGGAGCCAAGTGCTTCAGCAGTTTATTGATACGGTGCTGGCTAATGGCACGATCAATGTGCCGGGGCTTGGCGATGTAACGCCCGCCGAGATTACCGCCATCAACAACCAACTCTCCTCTCAACAGCTTGAGATTGATGCGCTGGACACTCGCTTAGTTACCGCTGAAAACGAGATCGACGCGCTCCAAGCTGGACTTGTTACAGTTAGGACCGGAACGGTGTCGGTCCCCGCTGGGAATAGCACATTGAATATTACTTTCACGGCACTCCCCGGCACGGATTACGGAGTATCAATTATTCCTGTAGGAACCTCGACAAGTCGTGCTACTATGGGAAGCTATGTATTGCAAGCAGGCCAAACGACCACAGGATTCACGCTTCTTGTGGAAGACAACCCTGCCACAGTAACCACTCTGCGGTGGACAGCAATTCACACCGCCTAAACCACAAAACCAGAAAAACCAAAACTATGTTAAAAGGAACAGACCCCAAGTTGATGAGCGGTGGTGCCCCCACTCGCGGCAAAATCCAAGAAGGTATGGGCAACAAACCCAACCTCGGCACCAAGTCGGCTACTGCCTACTCTGCCAAGCCCCTTCCCACGGTCGGGAAGATGATGAAGTAACTATCGTCAACGATAATGCCCCTCACCCTTGAACAGATGGTCGAGGAAGTGAAGGGTGCGGTTGGCGATAGCGGCACTTGCAGCTACGACTTAGCCAAGACCTACATCAATCGCGCTCGACGCCTCCTTTGGGACAAGCGAGAGTGGAATGCGACCAGCGAATACGTGTGTATTTGCTGCGTTGAGTGCTGCTTCACGCTACCCCCGCGCTATAGCCAGATACGGGCGGCATGGGTGAACAACGACGCGGCGAGCTTGTCGGATGAGTGGTATAACCTGACACCGAATGCGAAGTTCGTGTGGCAGAACAGTTGCCATAGGCAGATCATCGAGGTGGGTGGAAAGCATGTTGTCTTCCGCGATTACAGGACTCGCCCCTACCAGATCGCCGTGCTGGCGGAGAACATCGAGGATGTGGGAGTAGAGATCAGCTTTGAAGCCTACGACGAGTATGGTAGCTACAACCAAGCCACGGTAACAACTGTAGCAAGCCCCGACCTCGCCAAGACGGAGCGCACCTATACTGGTATCAGGGCAGTTAGCAAGCCCAAGACAAAGGGTAGGATCAGAGTGTATGCCTACGATCCTGTGCTGGAGATCAGCACGCTTATCTCGATCTACCAACCTCAGGACTCCAACCCAAGCTGGCGTCGATTCAAGGCACCGAAGGGGTGCAATTGCATTACACTCTATGCATCCAAGACATACGCTGATCTTGATGATCCTAATGAGCTAGTCGAGTTCACGCCGGAAGCCATGTATTTCGCGGTTCTGGCGATTAACTCCAAGGAAAACCGCAAAGGTAATGAGTATCTAGGCAATCTCGGGCTGGCAATCGCGGAGGAGGAGAAGGCTATGGAGAGCGACGAGATTCCCACAGCGAGTCCGCCGAGGTTCATCGACTACCGCAGGCCGGACAACCTGATCCACGATACCTTCGTCTCCCCCAGAACGAATGATTACTTCTATTGGCCATGACAATAACACTACAAAACAAGATCGACGCATTGAGCGTGGAAGGATTCGGAGACCCCGATGACTTCTTGAATCAATGCGATGTCGAGATTCTGAAGATGCCGCCGAGGGAATGTCCGGTGACGCACAGGTTCACGCCGGGGCTTTATATCAGAGAGATATTCATGCCGAAGAATACGATTCTGACCAGCCTGCTCCATCTGACCACCCATCCCTACTTCATCATGCAGGGAGAATTATCGGTGTGGCACAAGGGAATCCAGATTCAAAGAATCAAAGCTCCCTACACGGGTATCACGGAGGCCGGGACGCGGAGGCTCTTATTCATCCACGAAGATACTATTTGGACAACCTGCCATGTTACTGATTTAACTGATCCGGATGAGATCATCGAGTCGATTACTTCAAATGACTTCAATCCTTTAGTGGACAAAACCACTCCCCGACTTAATAGTTGGAGACACAACCGCAACCAAATTAAGGATTCGCAATGCTAGACTCATTTATCGAAGACCGCTATAGCAAGAGAAGCAGACCAATATTCCATAGCTCTGGGTTTGCTATTGCTGCTGGCGTGGTGGGAGTAGGTGCGGCGGCGGCGAGTGCGGGCATCAGTATGAGTGCGGCGGATAGGGCGGCGAAGGCTCAGTCTGCTGCTGGGAGGAAGCTCCAAAAGAAAACCGCTGAAGCAACGAGTGCTTATGAGAGAAGGTTGAGGAGAGCAACGCGCAAATTCACTAGGCAGCAGAACAAACTTCGCAGGGAAGTTGAAGCAATTGACCCCACAATCAATATTCCTCCTTACGATCTGCAAGGCGCAACGGCAGAAGGCATTGAGGCTGCGAACAAGATTACCGCAAATACTCTTCAGCAACTTGAGAGGGTAGCCCCCGGCAGCACCGAAGCTAGGCAGCAGGTTGGTAGTATCATTGGAAGCTATTTGAGGGGAGAGGTTCCGCAAGATGTGCAGGAGCAGACCATGCGGATGATTGCCGAGCGAGGTGGGGCAGGATTTAATATTGCCACGGCAGGCAGAGGGATGGGACCGCAAGCGCCTCAAGCCGATCTCGCCAGAAGCCTTGGCCTTACTTCCTTGCAGTTGCAACAGACGGGCATCAACGCAGCGCAGAGTTGGCAGCAGATGGCCGGTCAATTCATCCAGTCTCCCACCCAAATGATGGCACTCGGCCTGCAAGGTCGAGGCCAAGATATCAATGTCGCTCAGGCCAACATCGCCAACCAATTCCGCAGGGCTGGAGCGTTGAGCGGGATTACCTCTGATATTTACGGAGCGCAGACAGGGATGGCGCAAACACTCTACGGGGCGCAGACTGGGCAGGCGCAGCAAGCATACCAAACCTCGCAACAGAATATTGCTGCTACAGAAAGGGCGCGAGGAGAAATTGGAAGAGGCATTCAAGAAACCGGAGAAGCATTATCTGGCGCATTGGCTGGAGTATCGTATTCCAAGATAGCGCAGATGCGTGCCGGAGGTGGCGGCGGCATTGGCCCCGGCGGATTCAACTACGAACAAGCCTATGGGCCAGCTACATACGGAACCGCTGCGCCGGGCTTTGGCAACTTTGACTACGGAGTATAGCGACTATGGCTGAATCATACGGAACCCGCATTGCAAACAATCTAATGATGCTCGGCAGAGATGTCGGCGCAGCTTTGGCATACCAACAAGACCAGCGCGAGGCCGCAGCCCAGCTACCATTCATGCAGGAAGCCATGAAGGGTGCCATGAACAAGATCAACGCTGGCGATGTATCTGGCGGGTATATGGAAGCAATGATGGCGCTTCCGCTGGGTAGCCAGAATCCTATTGTGGCATCGGCTGCGGAGAATTATTTCAATGGATTGCAGCAGGCGGCGGAGTTCAAGCAAAGCTCTATATGGAATCAATTGCAGCGCGATCAGATGATGAGGCGTGGAAGAGGAGTAGATTTTGAAACAGAGGTGGTCTACGAAACGCCCACAGCAGAACAGATGGCCGATCCGAACTACCGCCCAATTGCTAGAATCGTGCCAAAATCGACGGGTGGAGCCGCGCCAATCACGCCAATGGGTGACTTGAGCTTAAGAGAACAAGCCCTAGAAATAGATAGGCAGACGCCCCTCCCTAGTCTTGATGTTGATTTCACAGAAACATTAGCGGAGACGGATATGGGCGATCAAGGTGGCGGACGATTTGAATTTGGTTGGAGCTATCAAGAGGGATACCGCCCGACCGCCGACCGGCGCAAATCATTTGAAAAGGAATACAACGACTTCCTCAACGCTCCCGTTGAAGAGCAGGAAAAAATAAAGGAACAAGCTCAAGTTCCTCAAGAAAGTGTTCCGGAAGGAAAACAAATGATTCCATTCCGAATGGCGCTTAATCCGGATATTGTAGGAATTGTTGGGCCGAAAAGCTCTGTTGAAGTAGAGAAGATTACACAGGTATTCAAGAATGGAAGCCAAGAAGATCGTCGGGATTTAATAAAGAAAGACCCTCTTGCAGCAACGATCAATGATCTACAGAAGGCTGATAGCATTATTTCAAGCAACAACACATTGCTAAATGTCCACAGGCAGATTGACGGCAATTATTCTAGGGTCACAACGGAAAGGGAATTTATATCGGAAGACCCTAAAAATGATCAATTCAAAATCTTTATTGATGGAAGCGAATTGCCAGATTTAATAACAGACGCCAATGGAGCGGAGGCTATAGGAATAATGAAAGCCAAAGATGTCGCCGCTCTGACGGGCAAGTATGGTTTCGTCACAGGTCAGCCCGCCGAAGCCCCAGTGGAAGGTGCGCCCAAAACAATCGCAGAGAGAGTCCGCTCCCAGTTTGGAGAAGCACAGCAACCAGCCCCTGCCGCCGAGGCTCCGGCAACCCCAACTAGAGAGCTTACGCTTGCTGAACAAATATCCGCCACGGCATCTGCTCCAGCGCAACCCGCTGCGCCAGCGCCAAGAACCCCAATAAAATCCCGGCGAAGGGGTGCTTCGGTCGCTAGGGCATCGCAACAACTAAACAAAGAGCGCGATGAATTGCGTAGTGCTTTATATGATTTTACTCGCAGAGGAGAGGTTTTAGGCTTGAAGCGAGGGCTTGATCCAGAAAATCCAGTAGTCAAGCGCGGCATTGAAAGACTAAAAGAAATTGAAAAAGAGTTGTCTTCATTGTAAAGAAAAGAGATGAATTTCACCTTTGAAGACCTCAAAGCCCTCCGCTCGGAAGGCTATACGGATGACCAGATAGCTTCTGTTCTTCAAGAGGAAGACCCAAGTATCGGCGATGTGATCAAAGAAGGATATACTCTTGATCAGGTTACCTCTGTTATTTCAGGACAACCAATTCCAGAATCCGCGCCTCAAGAGTTCTTCAGCTTTGAAGATGCGGTATCGGCGATAGGCACGATACCTGAGGCTTTGGCGGTTGGCATCCCTGCTGCATTCCAAAAACTTGTAACCGGACTTGAGATTCCAGAAGAATCCGAAGCTATCGAGAGTGAGATGGCATTCCAAGATAGGATGCAGCAAGAGCAGGCGGACCGTGAAGCGTCTGGCAAGGCAACTGTATTTGGCTCTGCTATACGCGAGGCCGCTCCCAGCCTTGGATTTAGCGTGGCATCAATGGGCGCAGCAATCCCTGCGGGGATTGGTGGCGCTATTGCTGGCGGTCCTGCGGCTAAAATCACAGGACCAGCGGCGGCAATGGCGGCATCTGGAACAGTAGCCTATCGCATGGCTGGCTCCGATCTGATGTATCGGGCCTACAAACAGCTTGAGGAGAAGAAAGGATCGCCACTTACAGATGAAGAGAAAGCAGAGTTTTACAAAACAATTCTTCCTATCGCACAGAACGCCGCATTATGGGAGGCTGGGCCGGAAGCAGTAAGCAATGCCATATCTATTGGCGTAGGTAAGTTTGTGTTTGGATTCGGCAAGGGCGCTGCAAAGCAGGTTGTCAATGAATCCATCGAGGCAGCAAACAAGACCCTAACCCGCAAGATTGCGGAGAAGAGTGCTGCCATAGCAGGCGGTGTTGGGGCTGAATTGGGAACGGAAACCATAACGGCAATAGGGCAGTTCCCGCAAGAAGCCAAGGTTCAGCAGTTCGTGGAGACTGGAAGCACAGAAGGTGCGCCCACGGAATATCCCGGCGGGGTGGCGCAGGCAGCGAAAGACGTAGCTCCAGCCACATTAGCGTTGTCTGGAATGATGCTTGGTGCTGGCGGTGGCGTGAAGCTCGCCACACTTCCTTTCCGCAGGCAGAAGTCTCCAGAGCAGATCGAGGAAGATAATATCAATCTTGAGGCCGAAAGGGTGTCGAGAGAGCTTTCCGTTGGCGAGACAGACGAAGAGACGAAGGGTATCGTCGCCTCGCTCAACACCGCTAGGGACAATCTCTCCGCAAAGAAAGAAGTCTACACCGCGCTAGAGCCTACCGATCCCGCCGCAGAATCCCTTGGTCTGGAGATTCGCCAGATGGAGCGGGATGTGGCGATGCTGGATGCGGAACTACGCAAGAGGACTGGCGAACCCCTCGCCCAAGCAGAGGCACAGCAAGCAGAGATTGCCCGTGGGTTGGAGGAGCCAGTATCGGCAACGATAACGCAAGAGCAAAGGGTGACCGATCTTCGTGCCGTATCGGAGAATACCGCTACACCGGAGCAGATCGCGTCTCTCTCGCAAGCTGGGTTGGTCGATGTGATCAAAGGCCAGCCCGTCGTTAACGAGGACGGAGAGGCTGTCCTCGCGCAAGCACAGGCTCCCCTGCCGAGACTTACGCCGGAAGAAAGGGTCGCGGAGATCGAGGGTGAAGCTCCGGTCGCACCTACTATCAGAGAAGAACCGCAAGTTTCTCCAATGATAGGCGAGGAGCCAACTCAACCTGCGCCAGCGGAGGGGGTAACACCAGCGCCGGAACCCGCCGCCGCACCCACACCAGAAGCAGCGCCTGCCGCCCCATCAGGCATCGCAGCAGGCAACCGTGTAAGAGCAGGCCGCTCACCCCAGACCTACGTAGTAGAAGAGGTGCTTGAGTCTACCCCGCAAGAAGCGGAGCTTGGAGAACAATACTTCACCATCCGCAACGAGAGGACGGGAGAATTGCAGACGGTTGAGCAAAAGGATATCAAGCCCGTAAGGGAAAGGCGCGAGGCGGCAGTAGAAGAAGAAGTCCAGCCCGTCCCCGCAGAGGAGCAATACACACCCAAGCAAGCGCAGAGTGCGTTGAAGAAACTTTTCGGTCGCAAAATCCCGGATCGCATCAAGATCATCAACGACCCGGAGAATAAGAACAAAGCTGGATACTATGTAGATAACGGAGAAATTGAACTCAACCTCGCTTATCTTGAGAAGACCGACAACTTGGAGGACATCATCACCCACGAAATCGGTCACTTCATTTACTCCGACCCCGAGTTTCAAGAGGCATTCCAATCATTCTGGGAATCAATTCCGGATGACAAGAAGAAGAACATCACCAATTACGTTAAGTCTGCCTACAGCGAGAGGACTGGCGAGGTGCAGATTGAGGAGGCGCAGGTCATTGCCTTTGAGAAGATCATTGCCCGCAGCAAGCGCAGCGTGAATTGGTGGACGAAGCTCAAGGACATCATCAATCGCGCCATCAACCGCATCTTTGGAACTGATTTCGAGGTATCCGACCAAGGCGCTATGGCAGTCTTGGCTGCGGGCATCAAGCGATACGGTAGCGGGGAGAGGATCATCCGCGAGACGAAGAAGCTACCAGAGGGTAGCGATATCCGCAGAATGGCTGCGGAGCCACGGAGAGAGCAAGAGGCTGGAATCAAGAATATCGGTAAGATTATTGATACGCCGGTGGGCATCAACCGCCGCACCGAGGAAGTGATCCGCAGGGATGTGTTCAATTCTGATGAAGTAAACCCAGAGCAAACCGCAAAGGCATACGATCTGATTGATCGGTTGAGCCGTGATCCAAAAGAGGCGAACAACTACGCCGACGAGATCAATGAACTCACTAGGAAAGAACTCTCTGCTGAAGAGAACAGAGAGGTTGCACAGACAATTGGCGCGGTGAAACTCGGAAATGAACTCTTCAAATATGCGGTGAATCTCGCTGGCAAGGGGGATATCCGAATGCTCCAACTTCTCACCGAGCGGTTCAATGATTTGGCCACAGGCGCAGGAGGGGTTGGGCAAGACGCACGCAATTTGCAAGCCCGCCAAAACCTAGCAAGCTGGGTAAAGCGTGCCGCTGAAAGCCAGAAGACAGGCATCGTCAATGCGGTTGCCATTCAAATCTACGGACCTCAAGCCACTCAAGAACAGATCGACGCGATCCGTGATGCGGTGAATGCGGTGAACAAGACGAAGGTGGAGGATGCCGACGCTATCTACACCGACCTAGAGGAGACGGGTAGCCGCACCGGCGTCGAGATTCGCAAGGCGGTAGAGAAGGCGATGGACAAGGCGGACGCTTCCAGCAAAGACCCGTGGGTGATGGCGCTGGAGATCGTAAAGGCTATCGAGGGATTCCAGAAGTTCACCTATGAAGGACTGACCATATCTGTTCCGCAGAACATCAAGAACCTTGTTAGCAAGAACCTCGCCAACTACCGCAAGAAGATGAAGACCAAGGGAGCGGACGGGTTGGAGAAGACATTCTGGAAAACGATGTCTGACCAAGAGGACAAGATGGGGCCGCTTGGTGAGGTGGACATGGCGGTGGGCAGGAACTTGGCTGGCATCGTGAAGGATACGCTGATCAAGCTGGGGCTGAAGGGTGAGCCGCCGGATACCAAGATGACTTTGATCGAGCAGGTTGCCAACATCCTCTCCAACAACGAACTATCCACAGACCGCATGGCAGAGGCGGACAAGCGAATCTCGGAAGAGATAGCGGCACGCCGGGGGCAAGAGGTTTCTGATGCGGAAGATGCCAATGCTAGCCCGGAGGTCATAGACGCTATCGAAGCCAAGTGGGAGGGTATCCAACAAGCATGGGATGAATCCATGTCCCGTCAGATGGACATCCCGATCAGCGATGCCACGCTCCGCCGACTAATTAGCAATGAACTGAAGGAAGATAATACAACCATCTCGCAATTCGTGAAAGAGGTTGGTGACGATATTGCCATCTCCAACGCAAGGAAGGGAACCATCATTAACAAGATCATCTCCAAGCTCAATGGTCTGAATGAGGATGGGTCTACCAAGCGCGACTACACCAAGCTAGAAGAGTTTCTTTCCAGTCAATTTGACCAAATGGTTTCCAACCAGAAGCTCAAGAACCGAATGCGTTCTGCGGTCAAGAAGGTGGCGAAGGAGGCTGATCCCAACAAGCAGGCGGAGCGCCAAATTGAGCGCCTTGCCGAACTCCAAAGCGATGTCCAGAGGTGGCCGCAAAAGAGGGAAGACAAGGTTCGTGATATTGTTTCCCAAGATTTACGAAACAAGCTGGACTTGGGGTTGAGGGTCGCAGACAAAATCAAGCGCAACTGGAAGCCTGTGCTTGTAGACAGGTTGGTCAATGCTGGTGTCGATCAAAGCACGGCTGGCATTCTCGCCGACATTGTGTGGAGGCAGCATGAGATCAACTATCTCAACAGGAAGATGGCGCAGGTCGAGCGTGCCGTGACCAGAGGCAGCTTGGCCCCGATCATTGATGCGATCAAGAACACCCCGCTCGCCCAGCAACAAGACCCAGCGTGGAAGAGGAAGGTCGCCTACGATTATCTGATCAACGCAGGACTGGATGCAAAGACTGCCGGACGATTGGCAGACCTCATGGATGCCACGCTCCAGAAGGTTCTCGCCGCCGCGCAGGCCAAGGCATTTGAGGACACGCTTAAAGGCAAGCTAGGTGATCAACGCTCCCGCCGTGGGATGGAGAAGTTCTTGAGGGCAATCCGAACCGGGGCAATCGACCCGACCAAGAATATAACAAGCGAGATCGCCGCCGCCAATGGGTGGACAGGGTTCACAAGCGAGCAATACGCCCGCCTCTCCGAACTGGATTCTATCGTCAACGATAAAACGAAAACCGAGTTGGAGCTTGCTACCGCCTACAAGGAGATTCAAGACATCCTAGCGGACGCAAAGCTACAACCAAGGGTGAGGGAGGCATTGGCTGCATACTACACGGCGAACGCATTGTCTGGCATCCCGACCGCAACGGTTAACATCTTCTCCCCAATTGGATTCTCCCTCCGCAATCTAATGACGGACACGATGAAGAATCTGGCGACCAACCCCGCCGCATTGCCAACGACCTTCGACACCTTCGTGTCTAGCTGGAAGACCTACTTCTCGGAGATGGCATTCAGCTTCAAGAACAATGTTCAGCGTCGAGGCGTGGTGGAATACCTTTCCAACGACGATGTTCTCCTTCGCCTCTACAACAAGGGCAAGAAGCAATGGCAGCAAGGTCAGCGGGCGGAGGGAATGAAGAATATGATTGTCGGCATGATGGAGTATGTCGGCAGGATGTTAAAGGCTTTGGATGAGGGAGCGGTGTCCGTGCTGGAGCAGCAGGGGCTGACCCGCTATGCCATGGATGCCATGCAAAAGGCGGGAATCCCAGCAAAGGACGCTAGGGCCGCAGCCAATGCTGTCCTCTCCCAAAAGCAGGCATTCATTGAGGAGATGGTGGCGAAGGGAGTGAACAAGACGCAAGCGAGAGCAATGTCCGACGATGTGTTCCGCTCTGCGTGGGTTGAGGCGCTGACCAACTTTGAGATTCCAAGCCAGCAGGTTCTAAACGCCTCGCTCAACGACGCCTTGGCATCCATCGGAAGGATCAACAATACCTTTGATGCGTTGAAGAAGGAGGATCGCAACATCCGCGACCTTGGCTTCGCCTCCGCGCCTCCGATTGGGTTGCTGGAAAGGCTTGGAGAATCATTGAACAGCGACAAAGCCACCGAGACACAGAAGGTCTTCTACCGCATGGTTTATGGTTTCGCCATCGTTCCTGCTCGCGTCTTCCGCGAGGCGGCGTGGTTCTCTCCTTATGGATTCGTTAGATTTGCTGTGAACAGCTTCTCCAAGAGGGGCGGAGGAGCGGGCCGATATGCCCAGTCCCTTGGAACGGATGCCCAGTTCCGCCAGAGGATGACTGAAACAATAGCTGGAACCGCTGTGTTTGGCGCACTACTTGCACTATCCAAGGGATCGGACGAAGACCCGTTCGATGAACTGCCATTCAAGATCGTGGTCACAGGCAACGGTCCCGAACGCAGGCTCGACCCGCAGTTCTACGATTCATATAACAAGAAATACAAAAGGAATGCTTTGAATGTATTTTTTGGAAAAACCAAGTTTGCGATCAACATTGAGCGTGGCTTTGAGGCGTTTGCCATTCCATTCATGCTGGCTGGAGCCTACGATGACATGAAAATCCGCAAACGGTTTGAGGCAAGCAAAGCAACGCCCTCCGATCTTACGGACGCATCCATTCTGCTTGGGTCGGCATTCACCTCCTTCAACCAACGCGGACCCTACGCCGCCTTTATGGATGGACTGATCCGGTCACGGAATGCGGACGATGCCATTCCTGCACTGGCGAGGCAGGCAATGTTTGTTGGAAAGACATTCATCCCCGGCGTGGGAACTTCGCTGGCACGCAACGTATCTGATTTCATATCCGACCCCGTGGATAGAAGGTCAATGGAGGGGGCACTGTGGAGCAACGTGCCTGTGATTGGGCCGATGATCGGGACGAAGAGCATGAATGCATTGGGGCAGACAACGGGGCCAAAAGACCTATCGGACAGGATGTATAAAGGTGGGCTTCCCATTGTCTTTGATCTCCCTAGCAGTTCACGCGCCGAGAGGCTCCGCGATCTTGTGATCAGCAAGGGGCAAGGACCGGATATACCAACCCGCTATGACGTTCGCCGCCGCCTTGGGTATGAACCTACCAACAAACAATACGAGGTTTACGTCACGGAGTATGGCAAATACATGGCAGACAGAATGGACAAAGCCTACAACTCTCTTCGTAGATTGGAGCCAAGGCAATATGTGCGGCGATTGCAGTCATACCAAACCACAGCAAGGCTCATGGGGGAGCGTGCAGCCAAGAAGATCGGCAACCCCGATCAGCCATAGACCCGCATGAATGCTGGCTCTGGAGACGATTATCGTCACCGATAAAAAATAAACAAAAAGGTATTGACACTCCCAACACCGATGATACGTTGGCGGTCCATGAACAACAAAACACACTACGGAGCCAGAGAGTATTTTGGCGACCGTCCGTGCATCGACCCGCTGGCGATGCAATACCTGCAAACCAAACTGCGCTCGGTTCAAGCGAACCCGGCGAAGCAAACCGTTGCGGAGAAAATCCGCTCCATCATCAAATACTACAGCAAATGAAGTCGATCAAGAACCAGAAAATCCAAGACGAAATCTTCTTTCGTTTGGTCGAGGCCACCGCCCAGACGGGAACGTTCAACCTCGGGGAACTGAAGAACGCCCAGCAATGCCAGTCCATCGCCAAGCACCTCAAGGGTGTGAGCGAGATCATTGCGGCGACCTACGTGGAATCTCCAGAGGAAGAAGAGAAGTGATTACTCCACTTGAGGCATTGGAGGAAGACTTGAGCTTCCTTGACGCCGACATCCGCGACGGGTTATGCGCAAACCAAGTCCTCGACGATGATATCTACCGCATCTCCCGCCCGGCAGATGATGTGGAGGATGAGGAATGAAAGAGGGAGGACATTGGTATGACAAGGAGGGGAATGCGTGTCACACCGTTCTCTCCAAGAAGGGTGAACCCCGCCCGACCACACTACGCGATGCGCGGAAGCATGGATGGTTCCCAAGTGTGACCACCGTGATGAAGGTGATGGCAGCGCCGGAGCTTGACCGCTGGAAGCAGCAGCAGGTTCTAATGGCGAGCCTAACCCTTCCGCGCAATCCCGACGAGACGGATGAGGTCTACTGCGCCCGCATCATGGAGGATGCATTCGCGCAGGTAGAGCAAGCCGCCGACCTTGGCACGGAGATTCACAAGGCATTGGAAGACCACTTCCAAGGGCTACCCTACAATCCGGAAATGGAAACTTACGTTTCTCCCGTGCGCGAATGGGTGGCGAAACACAAAGTAACCTTCCTAAAGCACGAACTGCGGTTAGTGAATCAGGAACTAGGCTATGCGGGGACCACCGATGCTCTCATCGAGGTCGATGGAATCCTCCATGTCTTGGATTATAAGTCAAGAAAGACGAAGCCAGACTATAAAATTGCTCCATATGGCAAGGAACCGATGCAGATTAGCGCATATGCTAACATCGTCGGTGCCCCAAGAGGAGTGAATCTATACATTAGCACGACCGAACCGGGCAGGATCGGCGAGGCGTGGTATGACGAAGAAACAATCCAGAGGGAATTCTCCGCCTTTCAATTGGTGGTCAAACTCTGGCAACACATCAATAAATACCAACCAAAATGAAAACACAAAACATACCAGACATAAGCTACCTTGATATGCTTCCAGAAGAGAATCGCTTGGAAGCCATTGAGTGGATCAGCAACCAACCAGAACATGATGTAGACCACCAACCGGATAGGCTTGGCAGATGGGAAATCCGCATCGCGCTTGGGGGGTTCGCAAACTTCTATCGAATCTACGATAGGATAACAAAAGAAACTAAAGAACTAGAGGTAGATGTATCAACTTGGTAACACAAAATAATATGAGCAAACAACTAGACGGGTTTGAACCCAAAGACATCATCAAGAAGGTAACGGGCAAGGTCACGCGGCTTTACGAACCGAAGACCTTCCAAGGAGAGCGCGGGGAATTCACCGTGCAGAACGGACTCATCGAAGTGGATGGGGATATCCTCGCACTCAAGTTCTGGAACCAAACGCAGCCCACAGAGATGGCGGGCAAGACCGCGACGCTCTCCTCCACGCGGAGCAAGCATGGGCTGAACGGGGTCGCGTTTGAGCATGAGAGCTTCAACAAAAAGGACGGCACCCATGTCGATCAGAACGTGATCAAGGTCAGCAAGACGGGCAAGGTGGAATGGGAAGGCAGGGCGGCAGCAAAACCCGCCCCAGCATCCAGTTCTGCCCCCAAGAAGAGCATCGAGACTATCGTCGCCGATAACGACCCGAAGCAGGCATTGGATCAATTGGCCGAGCAGCACATGTATATCGACGCACTCGTCCGCCACGCCTACAAGTCCCGCGACTATACCGAAGAAACCCTGCGAAGCTATGTTTCCTCGATATACATAGAGGCAAACAAGCGGGGCATCGTGGTGGATACCAAACCCGCCAAGCCTACCGAGACCTTCGATCCCAAGGATTGGGGTTCCGTGGTGGTGCCGGAGGGGCATCCGAAGTTCATGGACTTGGGAGGCAAGAAGCTGGCTGAGGTAGGCAAGCAGGGGCTGGTCCGCCTGCACCAATACTTCCTTGAGAACCCGAGCGACAAGCCGATTGCCAAGGCGGTCGAGCAGGCTGCGGAGGACTTCCAACTCGGCGGAACAGAAGAAGTTGAAGACGACATTCCATGGTAAGCCATGCATCACTACGTTCTGACAAAGAAGAAGCTGATGGAGCAGGTCAAGAAGAAGCTCAAACAATACGGGATGAGGCATCAAGACCTGCCGGAGGTGCTAAACCTTTTCATTCCGGAGGAAGACCCCAAGGTTCCGGTCGGAGAGTCAGGCGAGGTCATAGTAGGTCGATGGCTCGCGGGAAAAGTCAGCCCGACGTGCCATTCGACCCTAGCTTTGTTGGCCTTTATACAGACCATGAGACGGCCTGCCGTAACCTCCTCTGCGGAGTGATCTACCAAGCCTATCTGGACATCACAGACAAACATGAATACCAACGTAGAGACAGAATGTTCAAGCGCGATGAGCATGCGAGGACGGCGAGAGAGTTCTTCAACTCCAAGCATTACTTGCACATCTGCGACATACTAAACATCGACCCCAACAGAATACTCAAGAAAATCAATGAAAAAGAAAGCTGAATTATTTATGAGTCCCGCCGACGATGGCGAGATTGTGGAATACGACCAATACGTGAGAGAGGTGGAGCAATGGGCCAAGTCGGAATACCAAGGCATCCGCATCACCTCCGATCAGATCAAGAAGCTGATCAAGATGGTCATGCTGAACCAATACCCTCCCGACAATGTTCCAGATGAGGTTGTGATGATCTATGAAAGGATCGAGGGCGACTGGCAGGAGGCGAAGGAACTGATCGCCGATGCGGAGGAGCCACACTATGAGCCTGTGCAGGAGGAACCATCCCCAGTGAACACGGAGAAGAGCCTGTCGCTGGTCAACCACGCGAACAACGGGGTGGAACTATCTAGCTTCAGCAAGAAGTTCGACCTTGGCCCCGGCATGACGCAATGCGTGCCGAGGGGAGAGGCGACCATGGAAGACTGGGTGACGGCATTCAGCTTCGGCCTAGCCTTGGAGAGCGGTAGCCAATGGATCATTGGAGACGCTGTGGTAGCCTTGGAAGACGAGGGGCATGACGATGTGGTCAACCAACTCTGTGCCAACTTCAAGAAGAGCTACAGCACGGTGTCCGGATACGCTAGGACGAGCAGAGCATTCCCCGCAGCCCAGCGGGATGCCATGCTACCCTTCACCACCTACCGTGAGATCGGCAACGCCAGCCTCCCGCCAAAGAAGATGGAGGAACTGGTGGAGACCGCGAAAAGCGAGAAGCTATCCTGCGCCGAGGTCCGTAGCAGAGTGCGCGGTGAGCAGGGCAAGGAAGAACGCAAGCCCCACCGCTACCTCGTCCTCAATGTTGCCAATCGGAGCAACTCGACAATCCTCACAGAACTACCCGCCGAGATCGAACCGCAGAACGTGGTTATTGACCTCATGCGGGGTGCAGAATATGATCCCGCCAACAAAGAGTGGATCAAATATATCAAAGGAGAATAATATGTCAGAACCAAACAACGTAATCGAACTGGAACAGGACAAAGAGCAACTCAAGCAGCAGGCCGCCGTGAAGGAATGGCTGAAGCAGAAGTTCAGCGTCCCCGCAATCCGCAACGAACAGATCAACGAACTGGTCACCGGCATGGCCTCATTGCTCCACGCCGCAGCCACGATGGTCATTAAATCGGGCAGCAAGCAGGCTGAGGGAGGAAAAGCGATTGACCTCATGCAGGAGGCTCTGCTATATTACATGGCAAGTCAGTCCTACGAGCGTCCTGCGCCGGAAGCGGTGGAGGAGCCAGAGGAGAAAACAGAATAATAAATAAGGCATTGCGGCGGCTTTTGTGTTGAGCTGGTTATTTCATGCGCCTCAGGTCTGGAACCGCGTTAGTAAGCAGACCAATCCCCTAGAAACGTCGAAACCCGTAGGAGAGAGTGAGTCTCCTACGGGCTTCTTTCCTTTAGCTATAGCACTTCGCTTTTAACTCATTTATCTTGAATGTCAAGTGGTTTTTGTTCACCAGCAACCTGACTAGTGGGGTCTAGGTTGATCGAATCGTCCACGCGGCCATCTGCCAAGACATCCATATTTTTGATCTTCGCATCCAACTTCGCGCAGATGTCCTCCTCCAACATAACTCCAGAGGCATAGACAATATACTGGATTGACTTCGACTTCCCCCCGGCACGGTGGACGCGGCCTAACACTTGCTTTAGATCATAGCTGGAGAAGGTAGGCATGTGGAGGGCTACTCTTGGGTGGTTACCGTGGAGGTCGTGCAGATTCAGCCCCTCACGGCACGCTTGGATCATTCCAATGATCACCCTAGACTTGTCCCGCTGGAACGAATCAATCGCACCTCTACGGTCCATGTCGGACTGCCCACCGTAGATCGAGCAGTTGGTTTTCAGTTCCTTTTCAATAAATTCACGGGTTTCGGTGAAATTTACGGAGATGAAGACTGAATTCCCCTCCTCGATGAGGTCACGGGCGACGGCGCAGATGGCCGGTGCTTTCAGTAATTCAACCCTCTGTCTGGCTTTGGTCTGTTCTGCGAGGATGTTGGCGGCGGCGTGCTCGCCCTCGCGTAGTTCCTCGCAACGGATCTGGAGGTCATCATACTCCGATGCAATCTCCCTCGCCGTGTCCATGTCGAATGCGCGGGGTTTGATCAGAGTCTCCGGGAAAGCGTCCCCAAGGTCCGAATGCCTTAATCTGTTCCCCCTATCTGGGTAGATGCGGGAGTGCAACTTCTTCAAGACAGACTGCCCGCCACGGAACTGGAACCCGAATCGGGTCCGGTAGCATCCATGGGATTGGATGAATCGGTAGTAATCTTTTCCGCCGGAGTGCAGCCCGAGGAATTCCCCGAGAGCAGAGAGGCGGGTGGGGTCGTCGGCTATCGTCGCCGATAACGCGATGGATTGGATATTCTGGGCGACCGCATCCCGCACAAGGAACGAGTTCTGGGAGTTGAATGAGCGGGCGCGGTGGGCCTCGTCGAATACAAGGATGGTATCGTCGGGGATTGTCCACTCGAAATCCTTCTTATCCTTCCCCATCCACTTACCTAGCTTGGACTTGGATGTCTTGACCCACTCCCACCCAACGGCTTCCAGCACTTCTACTCGCATTAGCTTCGCGGCACGATACCAATCGGTGCAGATAGCTTTCGGGCAGACTACCGCCACGCGTTTGCCTAGTTCGCGGGCAATGCCGAGGGCGCAGAATGTCTTCCCCACCCCGGTGGAGTGCCCGAGCAGAACGCGGTTGTATTTCGCCATGGAGACCAAGGCTAGCTGCACAGAAGTTTGCTGAAATGGAAATAAAGTGTCCGGGATAGATAACTCTGGCAGTTCTATTTCGGGTTCTGGTTCGGGTTCCGGTGCGGAGTGTTCGGTTGCCAGTGGGCCGAAGGATAAATCCTCGCGGGACCACCAAGTCAACTGCCAGACATCGCGGAATCGCCCTATGCTGACGTTGGACCGGCGCAGCAGTTCCTTGAACCTCTCCCGGTCATCCCGGTAGATATCCCAAAACTGGGAACCGATGGGGGCTTTGCGGACGCGCCGAGGGCCGTTGCGAGTGTTAAGATTGAGCGGTGGACTCCATTCTATGGTGGCTAGTAGGTCATCGAGTGTTTTCATGGCTTTGTTTTATTATGTTATGCTCTGGGGGTAAATAGAAAAATGTTGTCAGGTCCAGTGCGGAGGGTTAGGATTGTGGGATGGAATCAGTAAGTGCGAAATGGGATTGGGATTTGGTGCAGAGGCTATTGAACGAAGGGAAGACGGTTCGGGAAATCCATGAAATGGATGAGTTCGGGGGCAGAGGGATGAATTTCCGCTATCTGAAAAACCAAGTGAGTGCCCGGAAGATGCTGGCGCGGAGACCTGAGCGTGCGGTTGCTGTAGCCGAGACCAAAGCATTCAAGATTGCTGATGTGGTGCCGGAACGGAGGAAGAAAGACACATCCGAGCATCACATGTTCGTATTCGACCAGTTGGAACGGATGCGGAGGGCGATATCTCAGCATAAGGTGAAGGGAAGCGTGAAGGAATTGCGTGAAATGGTGGATTTATTAAACAAATACATCGACGCGGCTGATAAAGCCTACGGGCTGAAACAGGAAGCCGCGCAGACTGGCAGAGGGGCGAGCATGAATGCCATGGTGGCCTTGCATATTGCCCCGCCAAGCAAGGCGCAAGTGAAGGAACTGGAGAGCAAGATCATCGAGATGGGCGTGGACATGGGCGAGCAGGGATCGGACCCGCCCGCCGGTGCGGAGGGTTCACATCATGCGGGCGATCCGGCGCATGATCATATCGTCGAGCCTGCCTAGCTCCAACGGGGTCAGGTATCCGATTTGATACAGGCGGAGGCAAGAGCGTTCGATCCGTTGCAACCGCTCCACAGAGTCCGCGACCCGGACCCGCCTTGCGAGGGCGTTGTATTCCAGACTCACGCCTCCCCCTTTGCTTTGGCAATGGCTGCGCGGGCTGCATTTACTGCGCACAAGGTTTCCTCGTCGTGGATTTCCCCCATGTCAGCGTGTTCCAGCATTCCCTCCAAAGCGGAGAGAAGATCGGGTGCGGAGGCAATTAGGCGGGCGTCAGCTTGCGACACATCGCCAGCAATGAAAGCGGGGCCGAATTGGCTGTCCGCTACTATGTCGCGCCGGGTTGTGTTTGGGTTGGTATGTTCGCGGCTTGGCGTGTGTGTCCAAGGGCCGGGAGTGTGTGTGTTTTTCATGCTATGGTTGCCACGGATTCCGCCGGGCGCGGGTTTTGGTTTACGTTCCGGGGGAGGAACAAAAAAGCGAGTGCGGAGGGGAATCACTGGTGCGGAGGGTGACAAATCCGGTGCGGAGGGTTTGCACTAGGGAGGCGGGGTGGTGATTGGTCACGGGACAGGGTGCAGATATCGGGGACGATAAAAGCGCGGAGGGATTGGACCCCCGCGCAGGGGTTGGGGTTTACGGGCAATTTATCGGGAAAACGTAGCCTTTGGTCCGTTCGTTGTAGCGCCCCGCCCCGACGATTTGCCTTTTGTGGCGAAGGCACCACTCCACCGCCGCGAAAAGGTGGACCGCTTCGCCGGATAGCTCGTGGGGGTAGGGAACGGAAACCCGCCTCCCGTTGCAGGTTGCCCGGATTTTGCTTCCGGTTGTGTCCGTTGCGGGGATGTATTTTGTTTTGATCATAGCGTTTCAAGTATTTTCTGGATTTCCTGTGACAGGCGGGCGCGTGTTTCCCTGTCAAATCGTTCCGCATTTGCGCGGATTCGTTCCGCCTCCGCCTTTGCCTCTGCCAACATTAATTCGCAATCCGCTTTTGCTGCCAGGCGCGTTTGTTCCTGCCCCATGCGGGCTTCCGCATAACTAACCATTGGCAGTAAATCGGAGCGGATTTCTGATTCGATTTGAGGGATTTGATCTAAAAGCCACGGTCCGCAGTAGGAATCCGGGCCAAGGGTTTCCGCGCATGTGCGCAGCAAGTGTATTTCTGTAGCCTTATTCATGTTGTGTTGTGTTTTGTTTTGTTGTTGCGCGAAGGGATGGAACCCCCGCGCAGGGCGGTTTACTTTGTGGAGTCCAAATATTCTTGCGCTTGTTTCAAGATTTCGTTTCCAATGTCCTCCGCATCACTTGCATCGTTGTGATGAATTCCAAAATCCCCGGCGCGGAATGCGATGTCCAAAAAGTAAAGGCACGCACTGAGGGAATCGTTCAGCTTTTGGATTAATTCTTTCTCTTCCATGGCTTTTGTTTTTATGTGATTCAAACACAAACGGCAACGCCGCGATAATAATAGGCGTTCACATCCTCGCCCTCCGGCACGTCACCGGGGCGGAGAATATACAGAGCGCAACCCCTGGGGTCCGTTTGAACGTATGCGCGAACGGGTTTCCCGTCGATTATGCGAAACAATCGGCGGAGGTTGGATTTTTCCATGTCGCGGCACGGTGTCCGCCTATCAATCCAACCCGCCCGCGTTGCATATTGCACGCGCCGGAAGGGCTTTCCGGCCTCGTCACGCTCTACTGAAACGGAAACCCTGTCGTCTCCGGTCCCGCATTCCAATTCGTGCCACCGTTGCAATCCGCGTTCGATGGAAAGCAAAGTGGAGACTTCCCCCAGGGAAAATCCCAGGTTGCAGAGGGTGTTTTCTAATCGCGCAAGGCGGTTTCTTTTTGTATCTTTCATTTTGTGTTTTCCTTTGTTGTTGTTGTTGTGTTCCGGGGGG